TATTTTTCATAGCTCTGATTATAATTTTTTTTAGGAGAACAATAACTATGACAAATAAGTCATTTGATCCAACTAAATTCCGAAAGACGATAACGAAATCAATAACAGGTATGAGTTCAGGATTTCATGATCCGACAGACTGGGTGTCAACAGGTAACTTTGCTCTCAACTACCTAATTAGCGGCGACTTTCACAAAGGCATTCCACTAGGTAAAGTTTCAGTATTTGCGGGCGAGAGTGGCTGTTTGCCAAAAGAAGCAGTAGTACAGATTCGATTAACAAAAAAAGGCTAGCTCTACATGAAAAACTTAGATTTACAAATTAAACGATTTTCTAAAAGAAAATCTGTGATTGACGTAATTGGACCTGATTTTCAGTTTTCAGAAAAACAGTATGCTCGATTAGAGAAGTTGTTCTTATTTTATAAAACACCTAAACAGATTGAACACATGCTTTCTACTGTTGCTAAGTTTGTATATTACGACCTAACTAATTACACAGGAAGACTAGCAAGATTAAAGGGTATTCCCGGAACGACGGAGTATACCCAAATGTTAAGATACGGTAGGCATTATAAAAAAATTTATAAAAAGCAGAATGTATTAAAAACATCACATTTTACGAATATCCAGCAGTATTGGATAGATAACGGATATACCAAGACAGAAGCAATAGAAAAAGTAAAAAAGGTTTAACAACATCGAGCAAATTTAGCGTCATTAAAAACAACAGGTACTTCTATATACAGTTGTCGGTCCATTGAATTTTGGAAATATCGTGGCTATTCTGATTCTTCAGCGCAAGCAGAAGTTTCACGAATACAAATAACGAACGGGTTAGCATATTATAAAAGAAAATATCCCGAAAACTACAAGGAGCTTTATCAAGACCGTATTGCTAGATGGCTTAAATCCTACAACGCAAATGATATGGAGCTAATTAATCTTAAAAAGTCGCCGAGCATAGAAGGAGGTCTTGCACGAGGGTTGACATTCAATGAAGCAGTATATCGGTACGAAAAAATGGTAGAACGATTACGTGCCATTCGTAAGTTACCGTCAAAGATATCACAAAAAATGTGTGATATGTTATTTGACAGATTAGGAGGAAGTTGTTATTATAGTAGTAATTCTCATGAGTATCTAATTGGTAGAGTTCGAGTAGATTTTTATCATAAAGAAACTAAGACAGTAGTAGAATTTTATGGCGATTATTACCATCAGAATCCTAAATTATATGAAAAGCATCATGTTGTGTATGGAATTACTGCTGAAGAAAAGTGGAAATATGACTTAGGCAGAGAAGACATAATTAAGTCAGATGATAAAGTTAATAAGTTTATTGTAGTATGGGAGTCAGACTTTCGCAAAAACCCAGTAGAATGTGTTAATTCTATTATAAAGGAAATAAAAGATGATTGAAGAAAAGCAAGTAACAGTACAAGAGCTTAGAGAGCTATATCTCAGCGGCGAGTATACTATTGAGATTGACACACCGGACGGATATCAGACTATCGGAAAATGGTTTGACAAAGGGGTATTGTCCATGGTTAGAGTTGCCACAGCCACTTACGAAACAGTGTGTGCATTTAATCATATGATTCAACTGGCTGACAATACGTGGGTACAAGCCTGTGAGTTAGATGTAGGAGTAGATATACAAACTGCGGCAGGCATCCAGCCTGTTATGTTAGTCGAAGATACAAGTGATGCAGAGTGTTACGATTTTGAAGTCATGCATCCGAATCATAGATATTACGGTGACGGAATTGTAAGCCATAACTCGGGTAAAAGCTATATCTGTGCAGGCAACATTATTAAAGATGCGCAAGACCAAGGCATTTATGTAGTGTTAGTTGACAGTGAAAACGCACTTGACGAGAAATGGCTAAAGGCACTTGATGTTGATACTAGTGAAGACAAGATGCTTAAACTTAGCATGAGCATGGTAGACGATGTAGCAAAGACTATATTCACGTTTATGACAGACTATAAAGCTATGCCAGAAGAAGACCGTCCTAAAGTACTGTTTGTAATTGACAGTTTGGGTATGTTACTTACACCAACTGATGTAGACCAGTTCCAGAAAGGTGATATGAAAGGCGACATGGGTCGAAAGCCTAAAGCACTTACTTCACTTGTTCGAAATACTGTAAACATGATTGGTGCTTACAACGTAGGTCTAGTGTGTACTAATCATACCTACTCGAGTCAAGACATATTTAATCCCGATGATAAGATTAGTGGCGGCCAAGGCTTTATTTATGCAAGCTCGATTGTAGTTGCAATGAAACGGCTCAAACTTAAAGAAGACACAGACGGAAACAAGATCACGGACGTTAGAGGTATTAGAGCAGCGTGTAAGGTAATGAAAACACGTTATGCAAAACCGTTTGAAGGAGTGCAAGTAAAGATTCCATACGACGGCGGTATGAGCTTGTACTCGGGTCTTGTTGACCTATTTGAGAAAAAAGGCCTACTTGAAAAAAGTGGAAACCGTTTGTTATATATTGCACAAGACGGCGAAGAAATTAAGAAGTACAGGAAAGAATGGCAAAGAAACGAAGACGGTTGCTTAGACAGAATTATGATAGAATTCCATCTTTTGCCTGATAGTCAGGCAGACGTTCTTGACCAGGTTGAAGAAGAGACTGAGAATGTAGACTCACAAAGCGAGTAAGAGACATCGCAGTTTGAGAGTGTATTCGGCGAACAACTAAATAACGACAACACTACAAGGAGTCAACCCAGGAATGAATGAAGAAACTATTTGTGATCTATGGACTATGTTTAGAGAATATTTAGATAAGAAAAGTCTTAGCATAGCATGTGAACACTTTATTGACTTGCTATGTGACCAAGGAGTATCTGATGCTACCCTTAAAGAATGCTTAGGTGCCGACGCAACATTAGACAACGCTATTAACTATTACTTCGAAGACGACGACGAGATACTTGACGACGACGAGGAGTATTGATGGGTTGGTATTCTACTGTATCAGGGGATCTTAATAAGATTCCTTTAGCCATTGATTATTTTGATAATGAACTGATTAGTGCAAGGAAAGAAGTAAAGCTAACAGGTAATGTTGAACGAGCCGCAGCAAATATGCCCGGCCTCGTTGAGCATCGCTTCGGACAGTTACAGGAAATAGAAGCTATATTAAACTTCTTAAACATTGAATTGCGTCAAGTTCGCAGTGCAAAGTTTAGGCAATATCTTGAAACATATCAACGTGCACTATCAAGCCGTGACGTTGAAAAATACGTAGACGGCGAACCTGATGTAATTAGCTATGAAAAACTTATTAATGAATTTGCTCTATTACGGAACAAATGGCTAGGAGTGTTAAAAGCATTAGACTCAAAAGGCTTCTCAATAAATAACGTTATAAAGCTTAGAACAGCAGGAATGGAAGACGCAACTCTATGATAGATTTTTACTGTATACATAAAGAAAATGATAGTGCAACACAACAACCTCTCACTGATGCAGTAAATTCCGGAAAGCAATTTGGGATAAATGTTATTCCGTATCCCGGAGTCTATTCTAATATTGAAACAATTATAAAGACTAAAGAACTTTTTAAATATCAACCAGTTATGACTACTGGTGAGCTAGGCTGTTTCTTGTCTCATTACCTTTTATGGGAACAGTGTGCGCGAGACAATATTCCCATCGGCGTTTTAGAATACGATGCTGTTTTTATAAATGATATTCCGTATAACATTGTTGATAAATTTGATGATTTTTTACACTTGGATTACATACGTCATACTCACTTTAAGAACAGTTACTATGAAAGTTCTACTTATCGAGAATATTTAAAAGAAATTAACCGAACAAAAAAAAACATATTGACTATAGATAAACTTAACGAAACCAAAACGCCACCGAATAGGAATCCGTTTAGCTATATAAAACAGAACCAAATTAACGGTAACCATGGTTACATTATTAAACCTTCTGGTGCAAAGAAATTATTAAATGCTACTAAAGAATACGGCATAATAACTTCTGACTATCAAATTAATTTAAAATATGTTAATATGTACTATACTTCGCCTAGCATTGTGATGATAAATCCCAATGACATACATAATAGATCTATGGCATCGCATACTATAAAATAACGGAATTATGATGTCATATTCAAATGAATATTTAAAAGAATTAGAAATATTACACGATAAGAAATCGTTCGGTGCTGCCGGCAACCCGCCGGCAAAAGTACACGAATTGCTAAACTTAGACAACGTCAATAGCATCTTAGATTTTGGTGCAGGCAAAGGGAATACAAGTAAGCGGATTAAACAAGATTACCCAGACATTACACTTTATACATATGACCCAGTAACGTTTCCAATTTATCTTCCTAAAACAGTTGATATGATTTATAGCAGTGATGTATTAGAACATATCGAACCTTCACTAATCGACGAAACATTAGCTGACTTATTTTCAAGAGCACAAGAATATCAATATCATTTAATTGCATGTCATCCTGCTAAGAAAACATTAAGTGATGGCCGTAATGCCCATTTAATAATCGAAGATCCGGATTGGTGGAAACAAAAAATACAGAATATAGAAGGTTGGAAAATTATTTTTGAAGAGATTATAGAACGGATTGCTACGCCCAAAAAAGGTAAACAAATCCAAGTAGTAAAGTATGTTGTTATAATGGAAAAAATATGAAGAAAGTTTACGAATATTGGATGCCAGATACCGACGACCACTTTGAACGATTAATTACTAAGCGAGTAAATAGAGGGCACCCTCCGCAGTATCAAGACGACGTGCGCGACGAAGCGTACATACATGTAACTGACTTTAGCTTATGTATTGATGTAGGTGCAAATGTAGGACTTTGGGCAAAACCGTTAACAGAAAGATTTGATGCTGTTATAGCATTTGAACCAATGGAACAAGTATACGAATGCCTTGAAATCAACACTAAAGGATTGCCAGTTGAGATTAACCGATTCGCATTAAGTAACGTTAATGGTACAGTGTCGATGGTGTATGATAGTATAAACACAGGCAATAGTTATATTGAAAAAGAAGGCA